CTCCAAATCCAAGTGCTCTACCAAGTTCTGTTGCTGCATCAATTGCATTATTAATTTCTGCTCTAGTCTTATCTCTGTTTGGATGCTTAAGCGCAGCACGAGTTGCCTCACCTACGGACACTGGAGCAACTTTTCCCATAACACCATCTGGTCTAATTAACTTATCAATAAATGGGTCATTTAAATTAAGAGTATTAATGTCAACTTCCCAAGCATCTGCAACTGCTCTTAATACTGGATTAACCAAATCTCTTATGGTTGAACCAGGTGTAGTCTTAAGACGCTCTGCATATTGTGGATACTCTATTGCGGCCTTTGCTGCCAATTGAGTCTTATAATCATTTGCTGAAATCTTGCCACTAGCAATTTGCTTGGCAGCCTCTTGAATTTCTATCTCAGACACAGTGCTTAGGTTAAATTCTCTAGCAATACTACGGGCCTCGGTAAGCGCATTTAATGCTTTAGCGCCAAGGGTTGCTTCATCTTTAAAGTTTACCTTTGACCAGATAAAATCTCTAGTAAAAGACTTTGGGTCAAAGAAAGATGGATACTTAGTGGTAATAATGTTTTTGACGGTTTCAGAAATATCTGCAGTTGCACCAGACTTAATAGTTTCTTTAGCCTCACGAACAACAGTATCTAATTGTTCATTAGCCTTTTTGTTATAGGCTGCAACAAATGCTGCTATATCTTCCTTGCTAAATTTACCAGTAAATTGAATATCCTCAGCAATACTTTGAAGTAATTGTCTTGCTGCTGTAGGGGTAAGTTTAATGGCTTCCCTGGATATAGTTTTTCCACTATCATCTTTTGAATATTTTGAAAGTAAAGCCTCTAACTTTGCTTCTTGTTCTGGGGTCATTGGCTTCCGTCTCTCTTGGTGGCATCTTTCATAGTATCCTCTTCAAAGTAACGATTAATTAAAAGTTGCACTTTTGGGTGCCAAGTTTTTGAAATATCATTAATATAATCTATATAATTATTTTTTAATGTAGACTTGTTTGGACTACCATATGGCAAACTTTGATAAGCAGATACAACAGTATTTCTTATTTCCATAAAGGTAGATATATCTTCCCATACTTTGGTCTTGCCATATTTTTCCATCCAGGCTTTATTGCTTACAATTGCATTTAAACCATAAGCATAGCGAAAAGACTTATCTCCACGAACCGAATCATTATACTCTGTCCACCAGTCTTCGCTTTGGCCTCTAATGTATTCTCTCGCATAGGTTCTTCTGGCTTCTAGTAAGTCTGGGTAAGAGCGCAAAGATTTATTTTCTTTACGATTAGCAGCAATTTCTTTAAGTTTATCTGTAACTTCGTTATATAAACCCCAAGCACGATTTATTTGTCTTTTTTGTTCCTCTTGTTTAGGGTTTAACTTTAAGTTATTTAACAAACTACCATCTGGAAGTTTTGTTTCTGGGTCATTTAATATTCTATATACAGATAGATTAAATTCTTCTTTATTCATATCCACGTCAAGACCCAACAATCCAACTAGTTCTGGATTTTGACTAGCAAGTTTTTCTGCCAAGCCAGTTGAATCCTCAAATATGCGTTTGTAAGATTCATAGTTAGGCGCAATGTAAGACCTAGCACTTGAACCCTTAAAGGTAACTCTGTCTAGCGGAAAGTTTGCACCCATTTTGGCGGTAAATTCAACACCAGCAAGTTCACGGGCAGTTTTCTCATTGTTGGCAATTAGTCTATATTTGTTAACCAATAAATCATAAGCATCTTCATATATAGCCATTGGGTTAGTATCAACCTTTGCTGGTGCACCAAAAATAGATGCGAATGACCAGCCCGCCCTGACTGCAAAGTTTTTTCTAGTATCACGATAAACAGTTTCGGCACCAGGATATTTCATAATATTTAACTCGTCTAATGTTCTGTAATAGTTATGAACATCTTTCCAAGAGTTTAAGAAATCTTGATTACCTTCAGGTCCATTTAAATAGAACCAAGTATCTTTTGCCCAACGTGGAATAAACGCAGATGTCCAATTGGTCTGTGGGCCATACGGAAATAAAACATCATAATTAGAGCCTAACCAGGATTTCATTAAATCTTCCATATCTGGTTTACGCTTATAAATATCTGCTACTAATACATTTGAAAATACAGAAGGTGATGGGTAATTAAGTAGGAATCCAATAGAGCGAGCATTTAATCTAATGCCTTTGTCACCAAAGAATCCCATTTCTTTAGTTCCTGGTACAATTAAATGTGTTACTTTCATCGGGTCATCAGTAGGATTACCGTATTGGTCTACACCAAATGACCTAAATGCTGCTTGATAGTTATATAGGAATTGACTTACACGCTCTGGATTCTTTAATGCAAATCGTCCATAACGATAAAAAGCATTAAGAGATGCAGTAGGAAAAGCAGTTGCTATACGAGCAGCATATAGTGCTCTATTCTGTCTACGAATTGTATAAAATGTTTTTTCATTGGCTTCTAAAGCATCACGAGTTGCTGCTGCACGTAAAGAGTTTATTCTGTCAAAGTCTGTAGTTCCATCTTTTTTTACAAAAGACATACCTTGCTCTGCCAATTGATTAGCCCGTCTAGCCAAAGCATCTGCAAAAAACATATCTGCAGTGGCAAAACGAGTTGGATTTTCTGGTCTGGTTAAATAACTAAATACTTTTGAAGCGCCACGACTAATAGCACCTTCAATTTTATTTAAGTTACTATATCCAAATTCAGATGTTGTATGAACAGGAAAATCTAAGGGATGAATTGGACTAAGCCTATTTAAATCTTTACCTAAAATTTTAGCCAATTCAGCAGAGTTAACTTCTTTAGATAAGGCAAGTGCCTGTGCTTCTATGTTTGGTAAATATCTATTTACAAAACCAATTTTATCACGTACTGTTTCTACTATAAAAGATGGAGTAGCATCTCCAAATTGACTAAAGTAAGTCTTGCCCTCAGAGGTTAATCCCCAATCAACTAATTCTTTTTCTAGTCCTCTTTTACCAGCACCAGCAAAAATTCTATCAATTAGTTTATCTCCACGAAGTGAACGATTTATAAAGAATGCTAATTCATCAAAATATAATGGGTCATTTACAAAAGTAACAGTAGATGGGCCACGTCTTAAAATTAAGTTAGAATGAACGCCAAGCCCAACCTCGCCAAGATAGCCTGCGGACATTGTTCTTGAGTTAGAAAACTCTGGAGTAAAGGAAGAACCAAATTGATTTTTACTAAATAGTGAATCAAATGGAATCCATTGTCCAGCAATCATTCTATATTGTTTTGGTTTTCCATAACGGCGCTCTTTATAAGCAGCATCTTTTAAATATACATCAGCCTGTGCTATACGTGCTTCACCAAGTTGAATATAAATATCATCAATTTCTTTGTACTGTTTAGCAATTTCTTTATTAGCGGCCAAAATTTCTTTAGAATCTGGAGTAAGGGTATGTATGGAGCCTTTAGCCTTAGTAATCGCTGCTTTTGCATTAGCAATTTGAGCACCGTACTTAGCGGTTTCTCCAGGTAAAGATTCTAAAAATTGCACCCTGCGCTCTAAAGAAGCAATAGTAGGAACCTTGGACATTTTAGCAAAGGGACGAACTGCGTCACGTAATTCAAATTCAATATCGTCAACTAGTTTAGATGCAGCCTTTAGGTCAGCCAAAATTAAAGGTCGATTATCTTTGAGTGTTTTAGGAGATAATTTAACTGCATATTTTTCTGGTTCTAAATATAGTGCTGCGTGAGCAGTTAGATTGTCAAGTAAATTTACCGCCTGATTTAATTGATTCGTTAAATCATTTACTGCTTTGTCGACTGCCTTAAATTCTTTTTTATTTAAAACCTTATTTGCTGTACCCAAGACTCTTTGTTTATTATTAAACAAAAAGTTTTTAGTCATAGTTGGAACACCATCTATAACAGCCTTGTTTCCAAATGCCATCATAGCACTAAGTGATGGTTCAAACAAAGAGTTTTTTGGAATATAGGTTAAACGACCAAGTGCACCTATTGTCCATAATCTAGTAAATGTTTCATAAAAGAACCTAATTGAATCATTGGTTAAGTCCACGCCTCTTTTAGTTTTACTTTTTTGTATAGCAGTATTAAGTTCTCTTTGAATTATACCCCAAGGAACCATACGACGACTTTCAATTAATTGACGTTGAGTTTGTGGGTTAACAAGAATACGTTCACTCTGAGCATCCATTCCATAACCTTTTTGGGCTATAGAATTAGTTGCACCAAATATTTGATTTTTTATTTCTGTAGTAAAAGATTTTATTGCAGCAGCGTCAGAAAAGCCCTTTGTATAACCAATGATTAAACCCATTTGGTCATCTAATTTATCAAGGACATTATTACGTTCTATATTTGTTTTTGCATTAACAAATTCAGATTTAATTTGAGTTCTATATTCGCCAGCGGTTATTGAATCTCTAGGTGTAATTTTTATTACATTAGAGCCATTACGGAATAAATCAATATCATCAAACCAGGCATCAATTTCTCTTAAACCATCAAGTGGGCGAGCACCCGAATAGGTAACAAATCCCAGAGGTTTTTCGGTGCCAACAAATCTAACAATTTTTGTAATAGGACCATTTAAGGAACGACCAAGAATTCTTTCTTCAATTCCACCTAACTTAGTAAAATCTCTGGTTACGGAAGCAATTTTTAAATCTTGTAATTTTTCACGAGTTTTAATAAATGCGCCTCTACCAACAACTGGCTCCATTGGTACATAATTTTTTCCAAACATAGTTGGAGTGCCAGTTTTAGGGTCAAGCAAAGAATCTTTAATAAATTGATACTCTGGCACCTTGGCAATAGCATCGTCAAATGCTGCATTTAAACGAGTCCAAGCCTCATCAGAAAATTCTAATGGCTTGCCTTCTTCAATTCTTCTTGCACGAAACACAGAGTTCATATCTGCAATTTCATAAAGGTCTGCAGGAACATTTTTAGATAATCTATCTAATGCTGGTAAGTATCCTTTATCGGCAAGAATTAAATCTTTAACTGTATTTGGGTCCGTTGCCCTTTGGATAGGACCGTAAAGATTAATATTATTTGTATACTTGTTAAGTATTGTAGATACTTCTTCTATATTTGAAGTACTTGCTAATTTATTTATGTCATTTCCGATTGTGGTTTGACGACCAGAAGCAGAATTGCTTTGAGTAAACAAAATACCATCATCAATATCTTTTTCAATTTTTACAAAACTATTTGTTTTAGTTGTGAGGCCAGCCTTACGAGCACCCAAGTAACCGCTTTTAGCAGCGACTCCAAATGCACCGCTAATTGCTATATTAGATACGGTAAAGTCTATTATTCCAGTAAAATATTTACCAACTGTATTATCAACAAATGCTCTTTGAATATCATCATCATTCCATAAATCAACCTGGTCTAAATCAATTCCACCTTTATCAAATACAAAGTTAGTAATTTCTTTAATTGGATTTAGGTCTGACTTGGTTAACGCTTGTCCAAGGCTAACTTCTTCGGAACGGTTATAGGCTTCTCTAATGTCTGATAATTGAAAACCTTTAGTAAATTCATCTGAGTACAAAGGAGAGTCTAGGTCCGTAAGTAATGCAGCAGACGCAATTGGGCGAGTTACATACGGAGATATAACTTCATCGTGAAGTTTTACTCCAGCCTTTAATACTAGGTCATTGCTAGTTGCTTGATTTTTTACTGAATACTTTAAATTTTCTTTAACAATGTTTTGCGCTTCTTTTTCTAAACCTAGTGCGCTTAATTGTTTACTAGTGCCAATATCAATACCAGCAGGAATTACAATGTTTGAAATAGCCTGAGAAGGTGAACCAAAGTTACCTGTAAATGTACCTGCTAAATATTCACCAAGATTACCAATTGCACCACCTACGGGTTTGGCGATATTGTCTAGGAAACTACTCCATAATGACATTATATCTCCTTAAATTCTTTTACGTTTTGGGGTGCTACCTTGGGGCTGTTCCTGTGTGATTGCTTCTATAAAAGCATCTCTATCATCTGTTGAGTCCCAGGGGATTAATGATAGTTTAACTATTATTCCTAGATTTTGATAACCTAAAGAATTTGCAAATTTGTCTACATTGTCAAAAATACTACCAGGAATAAATGCACTCATTGCATCTCTTTGATAACAAAATTCAAAAATTGCTTATATGAATCTGGCGCATCTGGTTCTTGTCCTGCAGCAAGTAAGGCTGGACCATACTTGTTTATAATTGCTTTATTCTCAATTAATCTTTCATCGCTACGAAGAGAGGCTGGTAATACTCTTTCTCCTGCGCCACGTCCAAAATTAACGCCAGAGGATTGTGGTTCCATTGGTCGTTGAGTATTGTCTAATAAAGTTCTAATAGCACCCATATCAAATGCTGGGGTTCCTTCTGCTTTTGCCAATTTCGCTCCACTTTGTTGTGCCATAGTTTCTACTCCAGTAGAACCTAAACTTTTCATATCTGGTATATACATATTTGGCTGTCCATCTTTAGAACCAGCACCGCCCGTTGCCGACACGCCAAAATTATTTTGTGGAGAATTTGGTTGGTTGCCACCACTGTTTTCATTACCAGCCACGATTCCTCCTATTTAGTAAATTGTGTTTTAACATTTGCGGTTCCACCGCACCACACGTTGTATTCAATTGCTATGTTAATTGCTTTCTTTGCTGCAGCAGATGCCTTAGCGTGAGTCTTGGTTTCTGACCCCATTGCCACTAATGCACCAAGTGCTAAGGCTCCGCCAGAACCTATTGCATATAAACCTTTGTCATCTCGCATATATCCATAGTCATCACTAACTTGATATATCTTTCCATTAAAACAAACTAATGCATCCCACCCAGGGTCATCATCTATTTTTACTTTAGGTGCTGGTTCGTATCCCGCTTCAGTTAGAGTTTGTTTTATAGATGGTAATACTCTAATCATCATAAATCTATCTGACTCTTGCGTCTTAATTACTTTAGGTGGTTGCCATAAGTTATTAAGAATATCTCCTACAATTGCATCACCTGCAACTGCAATTAAATACTCACCAATCTTAACTATCTTTTCACAACCTTTGGCTACATATGGTCTGTCAGTATATGTAGTTAAAGTATCTGAACCTAGTACAGCCCAGCCTTTACCTTGTATTCCAACTATTGCTGTCACGGTCCCCCACCTAATTAACCTCTAGTTACGACTCTTGCGCCTGCTTTACCAGATGAGGTAAGGCTTGAAAGAATTGTTTGAATATCTGGTTCTGTTTCCTGTGGTAAAAGAGCGCCTCCTGCTGGCGAGGCTGCGGGAGCAGGGGACGGTTGATCAACCATTTGTGCCTGACCAACAGGAGGAACCTGTGGTTGTTGAGGTGCAGGTGCTGGAGCAAATACTTCAGCAATTGCATCTTCTACTGTCGTCCCTTTTTGCCTCAATCTAATTACATTTGCAATTTTATTAACAATATCACTTGGGTCTTGACCTTGTGCTGCCATACCAGGAATTGCTTGGCTGTATGCTTGAATTGAAGATAACAAAGATTGACGCATATTTTCAATTTCAATCTTCTCTTGTTCTTGTCCAACGTTAACAGAAAATGGCATTTCACGCATAGCCATATCTTTAGAGATAAGTCCGCCACCCAATGCTTGTAACATAAAGATTAATCCCTGGGCAGGATTTAAACCTGCAAGCATTCCATATCGGACATCGGCTGAGTAATCACCTTTAATGTCCTTTATAGGGTCGTAGGTAATCTCATATGGAGAGCCAGAATCTACGCCACGAATTGTTTTGGAGCCAGGGAATATTTTTTCATCTATCTCAAAACAGATACTGATTACTTCACGTAGTGCTGATGCAAAGATTGCTTGTGCTGATTTAATTTGTGTGTCAAAGGCGCCCATAAGAGCCTGTACACCTTGACCTGTAACAATTGAAGCATCAATGTTTCCTGTACGAGATTCAGGATAACGTGAGCCTACACGTAGTTCTTGGTTTAATAATGTTTGTTCTGTAAATGCACCTTGAGGTAGGGTGAGTTCTACACGGCGTACACCTGCAGGGTTGGCTGTGCGGATAATCGCATCGCCACCTAGTTGCAATTCATTTACATCATTAGGAAGAACAATTGGAGATTGTACAGATTTTTCTGCTGCCTCCATTGCAAGCATAGCAAATCGGTTGCGTAGCAATTGAATACCAAGTACATCATCAAACTGTCCACGAATCTCATCATCTACGGTTGGACGCTTAGCGATTACAATGGCTAGTTTGTCAATTGGGTTTTTTGCTTTTGATAAAATTAAGTTATCTCTACGAGGTACATAAACCACTGATTGGTCTTTATCGTAGTAACGAATAATTTCAACTTGTGCATTTAAGTTTTGGTCATAACCCATAGGTCCGAGCAATAGGCGGTCATACTCTGGAAACTGAGCGGTTAATTCACCTAGTGTTACGGTATACAACTTAGCAAATGCAACACAACGTCCATAGCGGTCAAATTCAGGATAAGCCATCCTTGAGTTTTCTATGCGGATGCGTGGCATCTTTGCTTCTTCATCGAGTTCCACAAGGAACGCAGTGAAACCATAGGTTATGTATCTGTCAGCGCCAGCATACATTTGTACTGCTAAATCAGAATGATTAAAATAATTAGAAGCAATGCGAGTGCGTTTATCGGCAAAAGTGCGAGCACGGTCAGATACAGAATTCGCCGCAGAGCAGTTGACTGCTGGCAGAGGTGCCATAACCTCGGAAAGGTCCCTAGCAACAATATCAATAAAATTTGCAACGACATTAGCGTCTACGCCCTCTGGAAAAAAATCAGGATAAACAGATGAGATTTTGCCTTGACGTACAGCAAGAACATCTCCAGCACGAGCATCTCGCTCTGATGCACGAAACTTGAGTGACTCAACTCGTGCAGCAATTTGTCTAATGTCTAAAGCCATTTGTTTCCTAACTGTATGTATCAGCCCATTGCTCTGCAAAGGCGTCATTTAAATCAACTGAGTATCTTTGTTGTTTCTGTGCTCTAGTGGTCCACCTGTTGTTGGCAAACTTTGTAGCACTTGAATTTTGTTGCATCAACTCTCGCACCCTGATAACTGCAAACCATAAAGCCATTACGCAGTCGGTTGGGTTTCTAGTATCAGGCTTCCAAGTAATCAATTGTTGAACTAACGTCTTAAGACCTTCAGAGCCTTCATTAGATGGCAGTTCAATTAAGTTGTTATCTTGGAACCGTGAGTCACGGGTAGTGCCAAACAGCATAGCCATAGAAGCCACACCGAATGCTGCGTCCCACTTATTCTTGCCAGTAAAGTGTGAATTAAGTTGGCAACCATATTGGGCCAACCAATTCCTTAATTCATCATCTAGGGCGTAAGCCTTTTGATGGGCGTTAATTTCAATTCTGATTTCTTGGGGTTTATATTTAAGAACCCACTCTTCAATCAAATCTCTAATCTTCTGTGGACTAGGGTCAGTCATATTGACAGCATCTAAAATATATATCTTGCCATCAGCACGATTGTAGGTAACTACTACCGCTCCTGTGGCTCCTGACATCGCTGGGTCGAGGCCAACAACTGTATATGTAGATTCAAGATTTTTCGGATGTCCTGCGGTTCCAACCTTGAGAGGTCCTCGTTTTCGCATTCCATTAACGCTGCCCGCAACGCAGGTTGGCGAAAAAATTGAATTCTCGACAACATCTTCTTGCTGGTAAACCATAGCCCAAACTGAAGGGGTAACTTCAGAACGCCTAGTGAAGAGTGCTGGTCCGTCCCACTTTGCATATAATCCATCTTCGCCTGGTTCATCAATTTCAATTTCTGGTCTATCGGTTTTGGGCCAAAGTGTTTTCCAGTTGGCTGGCTTCTCATCAAACTCTAAAACTGCTGGACAAGCAAAGTAGGTAAATGGAGATTTGCCACCCGTCCATTGTGAGCCATCTCGTAGCATTTTATATAAATCAATTGGGGCAACACGGGTTCCTACGATAAGTAGTTTTCCGTGTCGTCCCAAACGGGTGATGACTTCTTTTTGAAGCCATTCAATTTGCTTCTCCCACTCGTGGGCATTTGCATTCATCACCACATCGTCTAAGATGATTAGGTCGGCACGGGCTCCGTAAATCTGGGAGCCAATACCTAGGGCTTGAACCGTAGGGTCTTTTTCGCCAGAGTCACGCCCCGTACCTAGATAAATCATATCTGCTGACCATTGTTTAGCGTCAGACTTGTATCCACCGTTAGGTCCAAATGCGGTGTGTAACTTAATGTAGTTTGGGTGGGTTAACCTGTCCTTGATTTGTCCCAAAAATTTTCTAGCCATACTCTGAGTTTTAGAAACTATGATAACTCGTGAGTTAGGGTCGGTTACGATTTTCCAAGTCACATAGTTCGAGGTGATGGTTGTGGATTTGGCGTGTTCGGGTGGCACATTGATTAGGATGCGCTTTTCTGATGCCTTCTCATAAATCATTGAGGGGTGCACCCACGATGGGTCCTTGCCATCTATCAACTCAATCCAGTTGCGCTGGTGAGGAAAAATCTTACTTTCTAAAAACTGGTCACAGAAATCCTCATAGGTTATATCCTTGAGTTCTTTTAGGTCGGCCTTGACGCCCCTACCCAGTAGCCTAGCCTTGTTAGATGCTTCCTTGAAGGTAGGGTCTTGCATTGACCATTGGCGGAAGGTGACATCATTTCGCCCTACCGCTGCCATAGCGTTGGTTATGGTGGAGCCTTGCTCCAGTAGGGCTAGAACTTTTTTCTGAGCCTGCTCCTTTGGGATATTTTGTATCCCTGGTTTTCTGCCCATTTTAGTCGCCCTCTGTGTCCCTTAATAATCGGTATAATAACGGTCCCTAAAAACGGCAGACCTCTGGTATATATATATATAATTTATTATATATATTAGGAGTTGCCGTAGAGCAAACGGAGGCAACTCCGTTAAGATAATATAATTTATCTTTACATATATAGATAACCTGTTTTTTTCTTAAAACCGAACAGATTTATAGGAAATATTTTTAAAATGTCCAAATTATCCATATATTAGGGCAAATATAACAGAAATTTTTAAGGTGAGTATATATATATAATACTACGCAGATTAAATAACCCTAGGGTCAAATGACCGACCAATAGGGTCGGGGAAAGTCTAAACCTTTACTTGAGGTTTAGGGTTATCTTTTTTTGTCTTAAGACGTTTAAAAGAAATTACTGGAGGAAAAAATAAATTTGTTTTGGATTGATTTAAGGCTGGACAATCCCCCCCTTCCAAATTCTGCGGGGGTCATTAATGAATTTCGCAACTAAAATGTTTCTTAATTCTTTTTTCCAATTGTCGACAAATCGACATCAATTCTCAGGAAAAACTCAGGTAGAATTCACCTGTTGTTCACCTGTATAACTGGTCAATTGGTCAATTATTCGATACCATTGGCTTATTGAGAGGGAAATTCTCTCTTAAGACAGGAGAAAAAGAAAATGAAAACCGCAACAAAAAAGGCAACAAAAAAGACAACAGCGGGCGATATTTTCCAAGCCCCAAAAACAGAAAACCTTTCTGTGATTGTAAAGGCCTTGGAAGAGGCTCACGCCTTAATCCAAAAAGAAACAGGAGCCCCAAAAGCCGTTATTTCAATCGGACGCTCCGCAAAAGTCCACGGACATTTCACACCTTGGACACCTTGGGGAACCAATGAAAAAGACGGCGAAAAGTTCCACGAAATCTTTATTTCTGCCTCATCTTTTGACAGGGGAGCCGAGGCAATTCTTGGCACTTTATTGCACGAAACCGCCCACTCCTTAGATGTTAAGGCTGGAAGAAATGGCGTCTCCTCTGAGGGCTATCATAACAAAATTTTCAAGGCTACCGCCGAAAGTCTAGGCCTTGAAATCGAGCAGGCCAAGCGGATTGGCTGGTCTACTACTAAAGTGCCCGTCGCTTGCATTAAAAGATGGGAGGAGGCCTTCGGAATTATTGCCGAGGCCTTGAAGTTAGTGGCAATCAATGACAGCGACAAGCCAAAAGGCCGAAACAAAAACAACAAGGTGGCAATCTGCCAATGTGGGGAGAAAATCCGCTTAAGTCTTAAGACATACAATCTAACCCGCCCAGTTTGCCAAAACTGCGACAGTGAATTTAAACTAGAGGACGAGGAGGGAAACGGGGACGAATAGTCCCCCTGTCCTATTGACAACAGCCCGCCAAGGTGGAAAAATCCGAGGTGCAAATCCTCAGAC